TAGCTCTCTTCGTTACATAAGATGATACACTTAGCACCCTGATGAGCAAACCCATTAGGACTAGCAATCAAACTAGCATGGAAAGATGTCTTACCTGTATTAGGTCTAGCACCTATCTCAACTAAGTGTCCTGCATTAATACCATCAACCTTTCGTGCTAGGCTAGGTATATTAAAAGACCATCTAGCTTCTAGGTCATTCTTCTCAAGCAGTGTGTCAATACTAATATCATCCCACTGTATATTTAGATTAGGTGTAAAATCATCCCCATACTGCTCAAGAATATTCCTAAGAGGTTCAAGAGAGGATTTAGAACCATTAACGTAGTCAAAGCCAAGATTAGCAATGTCTTCCCCCACAATCTGTTGGAAGAGTTTTGATAATACTTCTTGTGCAATATCTTCTCCAAGTGGTGTCTCCTTCTTTATAGTGCGAAATAGTGACGAGTACCCTTGCTTCTGAGCAGTAGTCATGGAAGCATTATTCGCAAGGAACAAGGCTTCTATCTCGTCAGGTGTTACGCTTCTCTCGTAAGTGTTTATAGCTTTGTCTAGTGCTTGCTTTATCTTGCGAACATCTTTACTAAACAATCTGTCAGGACACTTAACTCCTCTGTGTGCATCGTAAAATGGTTTGTCCATCAAACTTCGTATAAGTGATAATTCCATGTTGGTTACTCCTTTGGGGTTAGTCGGTGTAGTTCTTGGTAGTCTTCATCGTGTTTATATTTCAAATCATCTTTCAGTCTTAGTACCTTCACCTCGTTTACATAACCACGTAATTCCTTGGCGAATGATAGTATCTTAGGTAATGCATCAGGGTCTAATGCTATTATAGCAGTTGAGAATTGTGCAAGGTATCTCTTGTGTGCTTCAGCTAACGATGTACCCAACACTGCTACCCCAACATATACCTCATTGCCTACTGCGACTGCACTCACACAATCCTCAACAACTACTGCGACCCTACCACAACCATGAACAAAAGGCAAGTTGTTTCTACCATACCTTTTCCACTTGGGTAATCTAGAGCCTAGTGTTCTGCCTGTTGCATCAACTATTTTGCTATCGTGGAGGATAGGGAAGACTACTCTGTCTTCTTTAACATCATAAAATAGTTCAATCTCAGACATATCTATGTTCCAAGATTTGCACCAAGCAACAACACTAGGTCTATCTCTGTGTGGTACAACGTGTTCAGGTAATACAAAATCGTTTATATCATCATCAACCACACTAGGGTCAATGGCATCTCTTATATCTTCTACAGATAAGTGTACTCGTGATGAGCCTGACAACTTACAACTAGACTTATAACAATTCCATAACAGTCTACCCATATTGTTCGTGACTGTAAAAGTTTTATAACCATTACAAACAGGGCAAGACATTCTTTTACTATCTCCTACACCTATTCCTAAATCAGTTACGTAATTGTTTATATTCATGTTATTACCTCATATATATGTATATATAATACTAGTGGTTCGGCACATACCCTGTGCTTATAGCATACTTTTTTCGAGTTGTCAATGCATTTTCAGCAGAAGCATACGTATTCTTCATGTAAGGCTTAACACTGTTAGGGTTAGCATGACCTGTGACAGACATAATCTGACCCATAGATACCCCTGCTTCCACCATTTCTGTAGTACCTGTTCGTCTAAGGTCAGATATTCTAAGCTCGTCAGGTAAGCCACAAAGGTTCATAACTTTTCTAGCTACCTTTGACAATTTGTATAAAGAATAAGGCTCGTATGAACCTCGTATAGCAGTAGGATAGGGTGTTACGTAGTCTTGAAACCCATAGGCTTCTCTCTGCTCGACTAACATAGCAAGTAAATCCTCGCTAATAGGCAGATGAACTATAGCTCTACGTTTAGACTGTTGCAAATTTAACACACTGTTATCGAAATCGACAGATGTAAATTGTAATTTTCTCATATCACCTACTCGCTGACACCATTCATATGCCATCTGAACTATTAAGCCTAGACTTCTATACTTAAAATCAGCATAACAGTAGTCAAGAAATTGACATAGTTGTTCTTTTGTCCACACTACCTTACGTGGTTGTGTTGGCTTACGTTTAAATGTAGAGAATGGATTTGTTTCAGCATACCCCATCTCCATAGCGAATGAGTATAATTTTCTTGATACAGAGCAAATATAGTTTGCCATATGAATACCTCTTTTTAGCCACAATTCATATGCCCTACGACATTTTCCACCTGTCATCTTTACCATTGTAGTACCACCTAATTTCTTTGTATCAATAGTGGTGTTAGCCATAACACCTAAAAAGTATCTATAATCTACTTTAGCTTTGTCTGATAACATATTGAAATCACTAGATAAATAGTATTCGTCAATCAGTTTATTTATATTCATACTTTCCACTCCATGTTACATAAATCTATTGCTGTTTGATATAACTCGTCATACCACATTAAGTTGTCTTTAAAGTAAGAAGGTATGTTGGTGTTGCCATAATATCTCCCTGCAATCATTCCTGCTACTGCACCTGATGTATCAGCATCATGCCCTCTATTAACTGCTTTGGTAATACAATCCTCAAAATTATTAGTTGTCATAAATGCCCACCATGCACACTCGTACGTTTCTTTTACATACCCACCTGACATAACATCATTTCTATCTATGTCTTTGGATAGTTTACGATTACTATATCTTGTTATTGGATACCCATAGTATAATTCTTCAGCTAACATAACAGAATAGTCAACACAGGCATTGCTCCCATGTGTCAATAAAGTTTGTTGGATAGCTAATTGCATAGCATGATAGGGGTCTTGAGCAACCATGATGACAGGTGCAAGTCTCATCAATGCTCCATTGCCTGATGAATCATGTGCAGTTCTACCCCTGTAGGGTTGCAACACATATTCATCCTTTACTATTTCATGTAGATAACTACTCAATGCGATTGCAGTTGTGCCACCTATGTCAAAGCACTTTCCTCTTGGACTGAACTCTCCACCCTTATACCACTTACAAAAGTTGGACATAATATCATTTGCATCAAAAGATTTCTTCTCAAGCAACGATTTAGCCATAGCTAATGCCATACTCGTATCGTCTGTCCACTCTCCAATGGATACATTGTGTGAGCCACCTTCTTGGTAGCACCTAATATAATTTTCAGGTTCTCTTGGCTCTTGAAACTCAAGTACTGCACCCAAAGCATCTCCTATAGCTAATCCTAAAAACATTCCTATACCTTTATCTGTGTTCATTTTATATAACCTTTCATAAATTTTTAATCCCTATGTCCATACTGTTCTACATCACTACCCATAACAATACTACACCCATTAGGTGCTAGGTCACAGTTAGGGTAACTGTAACAACCTATGTGTGAATCTTCAAAGCGATAGGCTATCTGTGTAGATGCTTCAGCATTGAGATAGTTAGTAACAAAATCATCTATACCCTTACTGTGTTCATGTTTAGTGTAAAGACTTATATGAGGTTGTCTAGCAGTCCACCTACCTGTAGTCCAAAAGTATAAGTACTCAATGTTGGCTACATTTATAATATAAATAAAACTAGCTGACGTAATTACATGATAAGATAAGTCATGTTCCTCAAGATAATCAGTAACAAATTCTAAAGATTCATGGGTGTGTCTCCTATATATTTTCTTACCCTTAGAGTTAGTTCTGACATATTTCCACTCACTTGTAGTCATACTATATCTCCTGTTCTAATAGTTCTAATCGTTTACATAGTTCATCTATTACTTCAGTATTATATTGAACACAACCATCACTACCTCTCAGCTTATGTAAGGCAAACCTTATCTCTCTAAGTTTTAATACTTGTGGTTCTTCTATTATCTCAGTGCTTTCACTTAAATTTATTGTAGCCATATTCATTCTCCTTTATTTTTGCAAGGTAACCAATGAGTTACATCACCTGTTAAAAAACCATCATCATTATAAAAAATAGACATACCTTCTCTATCTTCATAGAGTCCACCATAAGTTCCTTTAAACTTTCCTAATAGTTCAAAGTAATACCAAACCTTTTGATTTAATTTAGGTAAATAATCTTCTACACTTATCCAATTTTTCATTTACTTCTACCTTTCTACTTAGCATCTATATATATTCTCATGTGTGTTGACTCATCTTTACTCTGACCCCAATAGGTAGCACCTGTTCCCTTTAACTCAGGCTTGATGTGCTGACCTCTGACCCTCATCTTGTATGACTTCTTATTGAAGTACTGCTTCATAGTGTCAACAAACTCTTGTCCATCTGTATC